GTTGGCGAAGACTGTATTACGGTCTATCGAAAAAGGTTTCTTCGATCGGACCGGTTTAACAGACTTTGCTTGGAAAGGCCGCTCTCTACGATATTTTCGCAGTTTGCTTAATCGAATCTTCGATGCAAAATCGGGGAAACTTCTTCAGAATCCTTGTGCTGGCGCTTTGTCCAGCTTAAGGCAGATACTAGAGTACGTTTATAAGCTCGCCATCGACTTCGACGGAAAGGTATTAACTCAATCTGAGAAGAAATATGAGCAGATTCAAATTAGAGTGGCTTCTTTTCCTTACGAGTTCCCATGGGTTGAGAGACTCAGAAAGAATTCAGAAACCTACTACTCCGAACTGTTTAAAGCGTCTCCTGACGCGATCCTCAGTGAGGGTCCTCGTTTTGGCCCTGGCTCTGTTGCCTTTGGGTCAGAGCGACCCCGCTCACCTTTTTATGAGTGGAAACTCATGCCGGATTCAGTTATCGGGACATGTATGCATTCGTTACGTGCTTATTCGGGTTATTTCAAACCCTTCCCAGGAGCTCCGACTAGAATTAAACTAGTTGAGTCACACAAGACAGCAGAGGTGCTGTTTGTTCCCAAGGACAGTCGTGGCCCTAGAGTTATCTCCAAAGAACCACCGCACGTTATTAAGGCTCAAATGGCCTTTTTTGCATTCATGAGTAGTACGCTTGAGCGAATAACTCATCAGCGTGTAAACTTTGCAGACCAATCGATTAATAACCGGTTGGCCTTGGACTCGAGTATCAATGGTGCCTTGGCTACCATTGACTTAAAAGACGCCAGTGATTCCGTCGGATTTACCTTATGCCGACGGATTTTCAGAAATGCACCTGGAATTAGGTTTTTCCTAACTCACTGTCGTTCGACGCACTATAAGCTCCCGTCTGGCAAGACGGGTACCATGTCAGCCTTGGCTGGCATGGGATCGGGGCTTACTTTCCCTATGCTCGCTTTTGTAGTTCACTTGAGCGTGTGCACTAGCGTAAGTTCTACGCTGCGGCTTCCATTCGAGGAAGTTGCTCGAAGTGTATACGTCTACGGGGATGATCTCATCGTCCCTACCGAGTGGTATGCTCTGGCAGTTGCTGGCCTTGAAAAATCTGGCCTTTTGGTCAATGAGGATAAGTCCTTTAAAACGGGACCTTTCAGGGACTCATGCGGAGGAGATTACCTCCTAGGGAAATCAGTTTCACCAATTCGTCTTAAGCTTAATAACGCGGGGCTTCCACTTAAAAAGGGAGCTTCGTCGCTTAGGATATCCACATGGGACGTTAAAAGCCGCGATAACTTCGTGGTGTCACTTGTGTATCACGCCCAGGAACTTCGTGCTGCAGCTATGAATGCTACAGCTAGTTACATCGAGCGCAAGCTTGAATGTGCTATTCCTATGCCGTGGGTTGGTGAAGGTTCGCCTGTGTTGGGTCGCTTAACGGACGATCTTAACCTTATCGTATCGCAGGGAACCGCGTCATCGGACGGGG